TGCACACTACCGCCTTGCGCTCTACCTTATCACGATAGATAGGCGTAAGTTCGGGCAACCATCCCTTATTAGGGAGATTACTCATGTCTAAGTCTATACCACCATCTGTGAGGCGATATAGAGATTTCTCGTCACAAACCTCCCTTTCGATAGGAGGTGTGGATTCAAACTTAATTCCTGCTGCCATAATGATTTACTTTTTTTCGTTTTCTGTTTTGATAGCCTCGGTTCGCTTATTGACGCCATCCAAAAGACTATCCATATCGTCTTTGTGTTCGTGGTTTCCCTCTTCGGGAGACTTTGCGAACTGGAATCCACCATTCTGCATCTCCTGCTTCACATCGGTGAAGTACTGATTAAGGTCTACATCATCAGCGATTTGCTTTCCTTTATAGACATATTCAGGGATACCGAATGACTTTGCCACTGCTGCAATCTGTTGGTTGCGTTCGTCCGCCTTTGTCTTTGCGTCCATTGCAGCTAACTTCTCGCTCAAAGTCTTGTTAGATTCAATAAGACTTTGCGCCCACGCTGGCACTTGTTCCGTTGTTTGTGGAGTCGGTGTTGGTAGTGGGTCTTGTGGCTTTGGTTCCTCGATTGGCTTTCCGTCCTTGATGTTGTGCTTCTTCTCGTAGTTTGAAACTGCGGTTTTCTGCGCACCATCAGCCCGATAGTCGCCATAGCTTGTTAGAACGTCTTGAAAGGAGATACCCTCAACGATAGAGTTTACCTTGCTCTCGTCCGTTACTCCTTCAGCTTTCTTACTTGCCATACGCTGAAGGGTGGCATCATCAGCCCCTTGGAATTTAGTTCTGAGTCCTGCCAAAATTTGTTCGTAAATGTTCATACTTTATAAAGTGTTAACTTGAATAAATCTTTTCAAATTTACACATTATAAAAGGGGGATTTGTGTTTTTCAGTGGCTGAGAAATGACAATAAGACGGTTGTAATGAAAAGCCGTCTGTACGTGAGTATAGACGGCTGAAATAATACATAAACATTTGTGTAAAGAAGCTATTCTTGCGTTTGCGATGTTGGTTGAGTTTCTTTTTTCTCCTCTCTGATTTGTTGCAATTCGTCTTGCAACTCACCATAGTTTGAGCAGAAACTTACACCGTGTTCCATTGACCACACACCACCACTGACGGCAGCAGCAGCCGTATCAACCTTATCTCTTTCGCTATCAATCATGAAAGGAACAATCTCCGTTTCGATACTTACTGTTTTACTTGCGGCTTCGAGTGATGTGTTCAACGTGCCAATAGCAGATGTGAGGAAGTTAACACGTCTTTGGAAGAACTCTCCCAATTCCTCTGCGTGGTTCTGTACTGCCATGTGAGCAGCCATAAAGACGTATCGAAAAGCCGTACCACTAAGAGCATTGCCAGTCCCTTTGAGCTGGTCGAATGATATACGAGGGGTATTTGTCAGTCCGTAAATCTGATTAAAGTATGTTTCAATCTCCACCTTGATAGGGTCGGAGGATTGATTCCATGTGAGGTATTGCGCATTTGCACCATCTCCAGTCAGTTGCATCATTCTGTTTCTTGCATCACCGCTCAAATTATCGGGTTGTAACTCTCCAAAAAGCATAAGGAGGGGGAAGAAATGATTATCAATGCAATCAGCATAACCACTCAAACACTTCTCTAATCGGACACGCAACTGCTTCACCTTAGCGCATAATGGCTCTGGACGAAAGGCGTACATAACAGGGAGTTTCTGAAACTGATGTGAAAACGTGCGTTCTACATTCTCCGACCATGTCTTATCAAGTTCCCACTGATACACCTTATCTGCGGTAATAGTCATGAATACGGTGTGTTCGTTGCCGTCTAAGTCTTTCTTCTTGTATTCACGGGAGAAAGCTATCATGTTGCCGTTATCGTCATAAAAAGGATACAAGGTATCACCACGGAAAGGCGACCATATTTGTGACCTTAACTGATACTCTGGTACTTTATTTCCAAAGAGGGATGCAATTCTGCGCTTTAGCTGCGCCCAAAAGCCATCATCCTTAACAACGTACCAATATTCTGCTACTTCCTGCTCTGATAGCCACGAACGGACTAATTTGCGGTTTTGGAACTTCAATTTATTCTTCTTGAATACCTGCTTGATGGTTTCAAATACATTCTTTTCTCCGTCATCTTCGGGATTGCAGTCAAGTGTGGGTTCTGTACCAACACAAAAGGCGGTATGGATATTTACTATATCCTGCTCAATAGGAAGTGCAATACGGTTAGGCTCTTTCATTTCATATTGTGCAGGTATGTGCATTGTCTTTCCGCTCTCGGAGTCAAACTTATCCTCTGCCATCTTTGCAAGGACTTTAATCTTCTTGTAAAGGTTGGGGTTCATGATGTCATGTTTCTTCATGTCCCAATCAGCAAGATTTGTTAATGTGTCGGGGAGAGGATTGCGCCTGCCCTTCTTGAGATAGCTAATCTTCTTATCAATGTCCTCAAGTGCGAGGATGTCTTCTAATGTCTTTATCATATTGTTATCCTATTTATCGGGCAAACGCTGCTACCATGTCGCCCTTTGGTTTCAAAATCTTTCCTAACAGTTGCCCAAGGACATAATAGCGAACCGCATCTATGCCGTGATTGTACTTGTCTATTGGTTGATTAATATAGTTGCCGTCCTTATCCGTATCCCATACATACTTTCTGAACTCTGTACGGAGGTTATATGACCGCTCTGTAACAAAGATATGGTCAAAGGATAGCATCTTATCTATTCCTGCTATGATAGAGTTACCGCTCTTGTCTACGGGGTAAATCTTTATCCCTGCATTGTGTATCTCTTGTATCAGTCGAGGGTCTGCACTCTCGGAGAATACCTTTAACCCCCCAAAGCGTTTGAGTTCCTTTGCAATGTCAGAAGATAACATACCCGTGCGGTAGAAGATTTCATCAAGATACAAGTCATTATCAATGATACCACATAATATTCCTGCGCTTGGGTCGTGGGTAAAACCAAAGTCATCACCAATAGCAACCTTTTTACACCATTTCGGAAACTCCTTAACAATGCCGATTTTCTTAAATACTGCACCTTCTGCAACGTCTGCCCATCTACCCATGACAGTATGAGCGTATTTCTCGGGGTTGTTAGCCTTCATATCCTCAACCTCCTTAATGAACTCATGGGAAAGGTTCTCTAAGTTATCTAAGTAGGTTGTATGAATATGCAATACATTCGGGTGGGTACTTATCTGGACGGGGACTCCGTCATACATCACCTCCTTATGGGTATTCTCTATAAACCGCTTATAAACCCAATGGTTATTGTCCGTAGGGTTCATAACGATAATAATTCTGTTCTGTATTCCCTTCTGACGAATAGAGAGCATAATTGTCTCAAACTCTCTCTCTGATACCCATTCCTCTGCCTCGTCTACTACAAAGGTTGTAACGCCGTGAATAGATTTCAACTTTGCCGTTTGGTTTCCCGAACTTGTCTTGATACCTCTAAACATGACTGCACCACCGCTGCGGAGGTTCTTTACATCTGTTTTAGTGTGCGTGTACCATTTCGAGTTTCCATCAAGTTCCACCTTTTCCATAAACTCGGGGATAACAGACATAGAAGCCGATACCATTGTATAACGAGTATAGAGTATCTGGTGAACTATTCGCTTTGCAGGAGTAGGATGTTTTACCTCAAACAACAGACGCTCAATGAAAGTGGAAACATTGAAAGACTTTCCACTTCCACGACCACCAGTAACAAGAATGATGAACCTGTCCTTGTTATGGTATAACGGAGCATATATCTGCTGAGGATTTATTCTATTCATTTGTGTTATCGGTCATCCACTTGTCAATGTCGATACCATTCTCGGAGTACAAAGCGTCTTCATCGGTCTGTTTATTCTCCATCTTGCGCCATGTCGGGTCGTGGTGGTATAGCAATGTAGCAATAGCCTGCATATTAGGAGGTAACTCCATCTCGGACTCTTGCACCACTGCTTTATCCGTCAGTGTCACCCATCCAGTGCCACCGCAATAGGGGCATTTCTTATCTGCCCCCATACATTCGCACTTATCTTGTACGAACTTAACTATCCTTGATTTGGTCTTCTTTCCACCAATCGCACCCTTGATGTATGTACCACGAAGCAAAGCTACTATCCTTGTCCGTCCATGTGCTAAGACCCTATTAATTTCAGCCCCTCTCCGCTTGTTCTCTTCCTCGTTCCAACATTGATAGTTGCCATTCTTCATAGACCCAAACACATCATCGGATAGGTTGAGTTCATTTGCTATCTCGCTATCCGTGTATCCATTCATTGCAAGGCCTTCAATGCGTTTGTAGAAGTCAATGCTATCGTAGTCGTGTTTTGGTTTTGCCATAGCTATTCTGTTAAAAGTGTTTCTATCTTTTCTGAGAATACTTCACCTTTGAGGAACTTCTCATCGGGGTTAAACCCGAACTTCTCACAAAACTCTACTTTTGCATCCCAATTATCGAATGATAACATAAGATAAGCGTCCATGTCTGCAGCTGCCTTTGTAGCAGCTTGTTTCACTTCTTCTTTTACTTGCTTCATGTGAGCAACTTTCTCTGCTCGTTCGGCTTGCTTTTGTGTAACTTCGGCTTGTCTTTCTTCTCTGACTGGTTCCATAAGTGTGTCGAGTTCATCAGCGATGGTATTTTCTTCCTCTGTTTGAAAGTTGAAATCCACACCGATAATATCGAGGTCTTGCTCGGTCAGTCCTGCATCCTTATAGTCAATATCGGGGATAAGCTCACGGAGTGTGTCGTAATCCCACTCTCCTTGTGCTGATGGGTTGTTGAGTAAGATAAGCAGCTCTTTCTCTTCTTTCTCCTCAACATCTATCAAGTCCACTCGGATAGGGTAGTCGTTATCCTTTGTCTCGGGGTTGTACTTTTGGAGTTCGTCCATGACCGAAAGGCGTTGGTGTCCGCTTACAAGTGTATATCCTGTCCGCTTGTTCACTACGATACCTCCGACCATGCCGAACTTCTTTATACCACGTTTGAGAGCCTTGCGGTTCTCTTCTGGAATAGTACGAGGGTTCTGCTCGTGAAGTTTTATTTGAGAGCGCAGGAGTTCCACGCTCTCTGATGTGAAGTATTTGTTATCCATCTGACTTTTCTCTTTTGGTTGTTATCCTGCTACTGCGCCTTTAGTAACATTTACTTTCTTGCCTCTATAAGAAACGATTTTGTTACCTTGGATAGAGAACATACCACCTGATTTCTTTTGATAAATATTATCAAGGTTTCTTGTTCTTTTTCCCGTGGAAGAGTATCCGTTCTTATTCCTAACGCTTTCAGCTGCCCTTCTGATTAAAGAAAAGTTTTTTCGAGAGCGACCCTGTGCGAATTCAAACCCTTTACCAGACGACATTGCTCGGTTATAATTACTATCACTCAATGAATAAAGTCTACTTACTTGACTCTCTATCTGTTGAGGTGTTTTTTTTCTTGCCATAATTTTTACTTGTTATCCTGTTTATAATTCTGTTCAAATAAAATTCTCTCGCTCATTGGAAACACTTTGTATATCTTCTCTAAGTCTTGCGGATAGTGTTCATTAAGCCATGTAAAGCAATCTATGTTAAATCCTAATCCGTTACTTGCCTTGTTGCCGTATAAAACTGGTTGTGGCAAACGCTTCATACGCATATAAGCTTTAACGTCTTTCTGCGTCCATGATGCAAGCGGATAGACTAAACCACCATTCTCATACTCATTAGTCTCATAGCCTTTAAGCATAAGGTTTCTATTCATTCCGTCCGCTTTCTTCATGCCTAAGAACGTATAGTAAATACCCGTCTTTATCCTCACTGCCTTAATCACGTCAGCGAGTTTCAGCAGCTTAACTTTAGGATTAGGCACGCAATACAAACCACCACGAAGAATATAAGTTAAATTCCAATGAGGAACTTGAATAAACTCTACCTTTGGATATTTCTTATTCACCCACCTTATCCAACCATTGATGTGATCTAAGTCCTTGACAAAGTACATAAACACACATACAACTCTTTCAAAGCGTGGATAAACTAAATCCAAAGTAACGAGCGAATCCTTGCCAAGTGAGCACATAACAATGCAAGATGACTGTTTCTCAGCCACCCTGCATATTACGTTATGTGCTTCTTGTAACTTGTTCATTATCCTGCGCTCATTCCA